AAAGGTCAAAATCATCTGGATGCACAAACATCTGGTTATCCGCAGCATCTCTGTTTACTTCATCCATAAACGAACGAATTGCCATATTGGCGGTAGGAACAAAAAAAGGACGCATAAAAGCATCCGCTGCACGATCTTTAATTGCAACTATTGTTAGAATCATAATAACTCCCGTTATTTAACGTTATTTTAACTTGCGCTTAAGTCTTGATAACTTAGCAACAACCACTTTCTCCTTAACCGCTAAACGCTCATCAGTATTATCTTCTAGCAACGCCTTTGCTTGCTTCTCACGCTGCCAGACAAGCTGGTCAAACTCATACGGATAATCATCCGAATACTTACGATCATAAAACTTAGGAGGCCTACACTTCTTACCATTTACAACAACATAGTCATGGGGATAAACATCATCTCTGAACTTCTCATACCAATCAGCACCAATACCAGGCTTGAGCGACATCTTATTAAACTCAGGCTTACGCTTGGTAATCTCACCAGTAGAAAAATTAACTTCCTCGTAATGTTGATCCGCCATATCACCAGTTACCTTTTTCATAATGTACCTAGCAACATATGCGGCCGACTGAAAATTAACATCACCAATAGACGAATACCCGAAGGGCCACAACTCTTCCAATTCTTTAGACCGATATATCTTTGAACCTGACTCCGTCTTCTGCCACAAAACTTTATCCGGAAAATCAAAATTAAAAATACAAGCATGAAAATGGGGGCGACCAAAATTCTCCCCATACTCACCAGCCATATAAAACCGAATCGGAAACTTATCTCCAGACGACGCTGCCGGCTGGAGACCCTTGAAGCGCTTTCTAAGCCGCTTCATGAACTTCTGAAAGTCCTCGTAATGCAAACTATAGTCATCTGGCAAATGCTCATCGTTATACGTTAACGTGATGAAACAATTGTTTTTATACAAACTAGCCTCATGCATACACCTTATAGCCCACTGACGAGACCTTTCAAGGCGACACCCAACACATTGACCACAAGGAAGCTCCAGAGACCGCACTACATCGTATCTAGCAAGCTCCGCAAACACAATCGACCGATCAGCGCATTGGAACGCCTTCAGAGGCTTATAACAAGGCATCTCACAGACGCCATCCGCCACGCATAGGATTAAGCTTCATATTAGCCGCCTTAGTAAGACTTACGTTCTTCTTAAAACGCTTAGCCGACTTGTACTTATTAACAGGACTACGAGACAACGGTTTCATAAAAGCTCCTTATTTAGGGGTTGGTGTCACCTAGCACAGTTACATCAAGTAAATCACTGTGCAGCGACGTCCGCAAACGTCGCATCCGCCGGCTTAGCCGGCTCTACTGCTGGGGCTGAAACAAGCCCCAACTTAACCGCTTCCTCGCGGTTATTTTCGTCGAGACAAAACTCGACAAACTTACCAGGGTCGTTCTCAAAACGAGCCCTAACTGCCGCAGGCAGCGCGTCAAACGACGCTTGAGCCTCAACAACAGCGTTCATAGCAGTGTGGTAATCATTCACACCAGTAAAATCCCCGTACTGGGGCATCCGCACCGGAGCAATAATTTCGCCGGTGCGCCCAAATCTTTCCATAATAGTATTAATATCCGCTTCCTCGCGGAATTGTTGCTGAGCCATAGTTGGCTCAGGACAAGCCAAACCAGTCTCATTCGAGACTTCATCCGTATCATAGTTGTACGGAGTACGAATAAAAATTGACTTTTTCATATCATTTAATAAACATGAGTAACATCTTCAAAAAAGGCGCAGCTTGCTGAGCAAACGCGCCGCCCTTTCCCAGGTCATCCCAAGCAGCCGCATACGCCTGCTTTTGCTTTTGATCTAACCTAGAATTCTCAATTAACACTTTGATATGCGCAGTTTCATTACGCAACTTATCTACATTAGCCTTACCGACCTGGATATCTTGAAGAGTCTTTTCAATACCTTGTAACGCAGCTTTAGTATTAGCTGACGATAACGCTGTCTGACTACCAGTATATTGGATATTACTTTCAGCTTGCTTCAAATCAAGCCTTAAACGATTCAACGACTGGGGCCCAACTAAATTCTCCTTAAAATCCTGACCATTAACAAACTCTTCACCAAAACCAAAATTCACACGATTCAACCACATCTGAGCAAAACCTTCTTGTTCAGTCCTAAAAGATTGCTCTTTCAAATTAGCTTGCGTGGCCCTCTCAGTATTAACCTTTTCTTGATTTAAACGAATATTGCTAGCAATAAGCTCACGCTCAATCGACCTCTGCTGCGCCTCAACACCGGCCGCAGAACTGTTCTGAGCAACATAATTCGAACCAACAGGACTCGAAGCACCACCCTGACCATACGCAAGCATAGGACTCAAACCCGCCGCGTTCAAATCCGCTACCGCGCGCTGATAGGACGTATTAGACATCCGTTCCTGAAATGCCATCTGTTCACGCGTCGACGCCTGAGTAGCAGAATTAGCACGCTCTTGACCAGCAAAGCCGAGAAGACCGGAGACAACTCCGTCAAACCAACCCATTAACCACCTCCAAGATAACGAATAAAAAGGTGCACTACTAGGAATAAACCTAGTAGTGCCGCAATGGTTGAAAACCAATTCATCTTAGAAATGATCAATTAGACCAGGAACAGAATACAACGGCATAGGTCTTGCCGCTTTAATATGAAAGAATGTATCGAGCAAAAACTGCTGACCGTTAGCAGCAGCCCCAACAGCCACAATACGAGATACAGGAGGAGTATCCTGGATAAACGACGCATTTAATGTTGGCAAACTTGTAAACTTTTGCGCTAAATGCCAAGCATCGATAGTACCTGCCGACGTCGATTTAAAGAGACCTGAAATCTGAGACGGGTTGTATCTATACTCAGCCCAACGTTCTTGATAACCAAATACATTAGAGTCGTTGGCCGAACCGTCACAGTAGATCTCCTTATTAAGGATAGCCTGCTCACCAAGATGAGCAAATGCTGGGAAATAAAAATCATACCGCGTACTACGCGACCACATCTTACGAAGACCCTGCTGATATGTCAAATCAGCTCGGACTGATACTAATCCAATAATGACGCCGTGTTCAGTAAAGGACTGAGTGAAGCCATGGCCATGTGCAAGTCCGGTTCCCATAGCTGCCAAGTTACCCAACGGAGTAGTCGTGCCACTAGCGTTAGAACCTGACGTCTGAGCAATGGGATTAATGCTAATAGGAGCAGAACCGCCACCAAGATACTCAGGACGCTGCAAGCGAGCATCCGGAGAGATAACACCAAAGTGCGAACGAACAATCTCAGTATAACGCGTACCTCCACGGGCATCCCTTTCTAGTAATTTCTGAATCTGGAACGACTGACGTAACTGATTAATCGTAGCAGCTGTAGCTGCAGACAAATCTGCATAAAGACCGGGCGTATTCCACGTAGCATTACCAGTGGAAGTAGCAGGGGTAGGCGCATTGCCGATGACCAAATTACCGTTTCCATTAGCATAACCAATAGCGTGAACCGACCCATACATGTTGAATGTCGGAGTAGTTGACGAAGTCAACGGCAAAACAGGGGCAGTAGTACCCAATGGAAGGCTTACCGAAGCGCCTTTCTGAGGCCAAGGAAGGCTACTCGTAAAATAGTCATGCCGCTTACCGCGGCGAAGAAGAGTGTAGTTAGAAACAGTGTCAGGACCATCACCAGTGTCCACAGTAACACTATTCTGAAGGTTCTCATCTCTAAACCACTCATTCCAAATTAAATTATAAGCGCGTGTAAAAAAAGCGCAGTGAGAAACAGTATTACCGGCACCGACTTGACCGGCGGTGGGGAGACCCATGTAATCCTGCAAAGACCCCACTGCGTAACCGCCAGCAGGAGAAACCTGCTGAGGAACCAAATAGCTAATCGAATCACCAGGATTCGTCTGCTGTCCCATAAACTTTTCCCAATTAGACCAAATCAGTCGATTAGGAACGAAAAAAAAGAAACTATCCAGGTGCATGTTATCCATGACCGGAAAAATTGGCGTAGCCAGACGGGCAAATGCCGTCATCTTCAGGTTAAACGTATCTCCAGGCAATACCTCATCCACATACACAGGAACCAAATAACCGGCGTCAAATGTAGTTTTATGAGTTTTCTCAATATTAAACGACGAACGCGGAATATCCGCCTTAGGGATCATTGCAAACTGGTGCAAATTAACTGACTTATTACGGTGCATATAGACCTCGGCCAAGGCCTACCCGACGATAAAACCGTCGGGCAGGGAAGTTAAAAACGATCAGGACTTTGCCTGCTTACCTAAAATCAAGAGCTTCATATCATCGTACGACGTAATTCTTCCCGTACTATCATCGAAAAGACCGATTTCGTAAAGGTCAAAATCATCTGGATGCACAAACATCTGGTTATCCGCAGCATCTCTGTTTACTTCATCCATAAACGAACGAATTGCCATATTGGCGGTAGGAACAAAAAAAGGACGCATAAAAGCATCCGC